ATGTGTGGACGATTCGCGCAGGCGCAAAGCCGTGAAGATTATCTGGCGACGTTAGGCGACGGCTTCGAGCGAGCCATCCCCTGGGACCCGGAGCCGCTTGCCCACTACAACGTAGCGCCGGGCAGCCGCGTGCTGCTGCTCAGCATGGATGAAGAGGACACCCTGCACCTGGACCCGGTGATATGGGGCTACGCGCCTGAATGGTGGCATAAAGCGCCGCTTATCAACGCGCGAGTGGAAACGGCCGCCCAAAGCCGCATGTTTAAGCCGCTGTGGCAGCATGGCCGGGCCATCGTCTTCGCCGACGGCTGGTATGAATGGCAGCGGGTGGGCGATAAAAAGCAGCCTTATTTTATTTATCGTGAAGATAAAACCCCGCTCTGTCTGGCTGCCATAGGCAAGACGCCCTTTAATGCCGGGAATGAAGCCGAAGGGTTTGTCATCGTCACCGCAGCTGCGGATGAAGGGCTGGTGGATATCCACGACCGCCGTCCGCTGGTGTTAACGCCGCAGGCGGCGCTCGCCTGGCTGCACCCGGATACATCGGCAAACCGCGCGGATGAGCTGGCGCACGAAGGCGCGCTGCCCGCCGACGCTTTCGCCTGGCACCCTGTCACCCGGGCGGTAGGAAATGTGAAAAACCAGGGACCGGAGCTGGTGGAGCCAGCGGATAAAGCCCATTCGTAGACACTATTCCACTAGCGGCGTGTTCTTTCGCCTGCGGGTTAGTCCCCTTTTATTAGTGGAATTATCTTCTGGCGTGCACTGATGCAAACAATGCCTGCTGCCGTTCGGCAAAAAATAAACCGGTCAGCCAGCGACTAAAGGCTGGCTGAAGAAAGGCCAGGGAAAACTAAACCTGCATGTTCATAATATGAATGTGCGATTTTTTTAAACGTTAAAGATCGTCCAAGAGCGCTTTACATAACAGTTTCTTAGCAGCCACGTGAGTATGCGGTGCTGTAGTTCGTCATAGAGAATGCACGTCTTCATGCCCCATGCATGCCCCATAGCATTCATAAATTTCACTGGCCGTAGAGCTAACTTTTAGAATTTGCTTAGTTGCCACACGCTCAGGCAGACGAGATGATTGAAGCGTCTTTTGAAATTTATTGCCCGCCGTAGTGTGACGGGCTTTTTTCCTGTTTAATTCGAACGATCAATCGGCACATCAGCAATGCGCGTTGTGTAGCACGGCGACAGCATTTCCCTCCGCATCTGTCAGGACTGCGTGATCCCCTGACTGGCAAAATACAGCGTGTCCATAACTGACAGCAGCGCGGCACTGTTTGGCTTCGGTGAGTTATCGTCGATAAAGGTTAAGTGCGCCATACCCTATCTGAAAAATTCGCCCAACATGACGCTCGCGTTCTGGTACCGGAAACCATCGCGCCAGTGAAGAAAGCAGGTGTAGGTGTTTCTCGTAAGCGTCTAAACGCGCCCCTTGAAACTGTATATAAACACAGTATAAATACTGCATGTTTAATCAATTATCGAGGTTGGTATGTTCGTTGAACTAGTTTATGACAAGCGTAATGTAGAGGGCTTGCCCGGCGCACAAGAGATCATACTTGAAGAACTTACACGCCGGGTTCATCTGATTTTCCCTTCCGCTATTCATGAATAATTAAATATTCACAATTAGCATTATTAAAGGACTGCAAGGCGCTATCTTTCAACATAGATTTTTGCTCTTTATAGGGAATATCTTTTATAGGTTCTTGAAGCTTCTTGTATTCACTAGTGCTTATGTTTTCCCATAATTTACCTATCGCAAAATCAGTTGAAGGAACCCAATCATTAAGTATTAGTGCCCAAATTATTGGTAAGTTTGAAGAGGCGACTGTCTGATCCAAAGCTTTATTTTCAAGTGCATCAACAAAGGTTCTGGATTCATATAAAAAGTTATCAGCAAAATTTTTTATTTCAGCCGCTTGCCTGCCAGCATATGATGCCCATACAAGACATTCAGCCAGTTTAACTGCCTTTTGACCATGCTTGACAAGTTTTGCGGATTCGGCTGGAGAATAAGAGTTTGTATCATCCGCAAAGGCAGGGGTAACCATACTTATCAGAGTAATTAATATTACAGCATATGCTCTCTTCATTATTCACCTAAAAATTATCGAGATTTAAAAAGTTCTCATATTAGTTTATGACCTTATTGCCCAGTCAATATACTGCTTTCTCAAAATTTCTTTTTTTTAAAATTCGAATGAATCATCATATAGCGTTTAACATTGCGCGCACTCGCCAGTTTCAGCAACACAGAGAGCGACATCGGCTTATTGCGTATATAGTAAAGAGTAAATAGATGATATTTCCGGCTTGCTTTATCAAACTTTTTGCCATGCTTTTTGTAAAAAGAAAAGTAGCCAGAAAACTTTTTCTTTGAGCCAGTTATTCTGGCTTCACCATGATTAACATAAAGAATTTGAGTTGCGGCGTTTATTTTAAGCGGCTCGCCATACTTTTCTGCTAACCGATAAAATGCATCATAATCCTGTGCTGCCATTAAATTAGTGTCAAACAATACATCTTGTAGACGCGACGTTAGCGTAAATACCTGATTACCAACTATGTTTTTCTTATCAAATAAATGTTTACTATATTCTGGCTTGGGGTACTTTCTTAACTCATCCAGTACGTTATACTCGGGTTTGTCACAGATAAAATCATCCGCATAGAAAAATGCATTTTCCTTTAATTTGTCCGCCTTCTTCAGAAAAGAAGAAAGGCGATGAGGAAGCCATTCATCATCATCATCAATGCCGGTAATAAACTTACCACTTGCCAGATTTATTGCCTGATTGCGCACAGCACACGCCCCTGAATTATAAGTATTTCTTATAAATTTTATACGTGAATCAGATTGTTGTTCAATAAACTGGCTAAGCTGCAAAAATGTCGGGGAGCAGTCATCAACAATGATTAACTCCCAATTCTCGTAATCCTGCCGTAAAACAGATTTAACAGCACGAATTGCAAGAGCCTCTCTATTCCAGGTTGGCATATAAATTGATATCAAGGGTGCCGATTCCATTATTACTCCAGGTAAAGGCTCAGTCATAGGCGATCGTGTATAAAATTCAGAAGTCCTATTGGCATCTTTAAGATTATTTTCTTGCCAACGGGAAGAATTTGCGCTGTGAGTCGAAAGCATAATGTTATTTGCTCATTAGCTATAATTTTAGGAGGAAATGATAACAATGATTTTGTGATACATACATTATGTTTACAAACCTGCCACCACAATTAGGAATAATCGCATTTAAACCATGCAAGCGGCTGAAGCGTTGACATAAAAGTGTAATACCAAAGCTCAACTAATACACAAATGATAATATTTCAGGAATGAATTTATAAAAAGCGTATATTTCATTTTACAACAGACTCTGTTAGACATGTGGTCGTCTTTCAATGCTCTCGCCACCTTCGGTAATCAGTGCACCATTTATCACCACCGCGAACTGCAACTGACCGAGCGCGGCCACCAGCACGCGCGCGCCGTCCTGCGGTGCCATTTCCGGCTGGATGATTGCGTACCCTGTGGACGTTTCGACAAGACATGAGTTGCGGTTAACCCCGCAGATTTCTTCTAATTTGAGTTTTGGTACTGCTGCGTGCATTGATATCCTCCCCTGATAAAATACTGTTTATATTTACAGTAGTTTCAAACAAAGGGAGGATCAAGCCGAAGCGGCCTATTGATTTTCTTCACCGGTATCTTGCGCCTGTTGCCCAACGGGTTCAGGTTCTGCAACAGAATCGAGAGCAGACGGTACATCAAAAACAGGCGGCTCTTCTTTCCAGGGTTCTTTCTGCGCCACTGTCTTCGCCTTTATCTGTTCTGCCTGCGCCCTGATAGCGTCCATTGTTTTTAATGCCGCAGCCGGATCTTCAGCTATCTGATAGAGCAGCTCAAAGATATCTTTAATGGCTTCTGTATGATAAGCAGCAGCCAGCCCTGACGTGTTAAGGTACTTAAAGGCAGGAATAACCGTGCCATCCATAAACTTGCGGTCGCCATGCGTTGAAATCGCTTCCGGGCAGAATTTTTCAGCATCCTGGGCGATTAGGCCAACTTCGGGTTCCCCATCTTTTTTATCATAAGTAACGCCCCGCAAAGATAAAACCGCAGCAAGCGGATTCTGGACGGATTTGATATTAGTCTTATGTCTTTCATCAGATCCGTTTTGCCATGTGCCTGATGCTGTCGCGGTTCCCGAACGGAGGAATTCAAATGAAGCGCCAGCGGACAGCGTGATAAAATATGATTGAATAGTAGTGTTTCCGGCACGGCGTATACCTGTTTGCGCAAGTTCGCTATACCACCGATACACGGTCCACCCTACAGGGTTGCCCGTTGTTCCAGAAGATACCGCGTTGTTAACTTCGACACGATTATTTTCGCTCGCCGATACCGCAAAACCATTACCTGAGTTAGCCGTGACCCCAGAGCTCACGGTGACAGCACTGGTAATAGTGCCGCCACTTTTGCCATCCACAGTGTTGAGACGGGAGTCATTACCCTGTGCCGCCGTATCTGCTGTAGTGCCGTATTTCGCCAATGCCTTCCATGCTGCATCTGCGGTAGTGGAGCCAGTGCCGCCCTGATTAACAGGCACAGCGCCATTTACTTTGTCGGCTTTGCCCGCCATATCATCAGTGAGCTTTTTCAGGCTACTGACAGTGACCTGCGTACCGTCCGGCGCTTCAAGCGTGATGCTGCCCGTGCCGGTCATAATTTCCTGCCAGCCATCCATCTGGCTCTGGTAGTAGCTGAGCTGGGCTGACAGACGGCGGGCAAAGTCCGGCACGCTGTCACTGTAAAAGCTCATGATGGCATAGGCCTGCCCTGCCGCCACGGTTCCGGCGTCATCGTTTAGGGTAAGTTGCGTGGCGCTGTCCACACGCGAGATTTCATAAACCTTAACGGTACCGGCGCCGGGGATAAGCAGCGCCTGGCCCGGGCCGATACCCATTTTATTATCGGTCCAGTTCGTGCCAGTACCGGTTACGGTTTTCCCGGCAACAGCAATGGTGCCGCTTCTGTACCATGCAGACATATTCACTCCATAAAAAAGCCCTGCGTGGCAGGGCGTGGTCAGAAGTAATCGGAACCCCAGATTACTGGCACCGTTTTACCTCTGTAGGGGATGGCCTCCACATCAGGAAGCATGTTTGTGCCGACATGCAGATAACGCAGGCCGGGGCCATAGCCGAGAGAATTGTTATTCATGGCAAGGTTGACCTGCCATGTATCGGACTTGTTTGTGGTTTTCGCGCCCATGCTGGCAGGCTGGATCATGGGCATGTTGCCGGGCGCGCTGAAAGCGCTCCAGTTGCCGTAGTACATGGGAAGCGAGGCCCACTGGCGCACCACCAGCGGCGTTTCTGCTGAGGTAAAGCTGACACCCCCATCGGCGCCGTAAATCATCAGTCCCCAGTCGGGAATTGTCGGGGTTTTAATATCGAAAACGCAGACGTTCAGCTGCACACTGAATCCGCCCACCACGCCCCAGTTGCTGTAGCCGATGAGCTGGCGCGAGTTGCGGTCAAAGTAAAGGCCGATGCTTTCCGCCGGGCAGTTACAGAACACCATTGCGTTGCCGGAACAGTTCAGCTGCAGCGTGCCGGTAAAGGGGCCGCTGTACGACTGGGTCAGAAACAGACTTGCTGCGGAGTTAACCACCGCCGGGAATGCGCCGCCCTGCGCCACATAAAGGCCCCAGCCATCGTTCGTCACCGGCTGCTGGTATATCGCCAGCACCCAGAACGCCGTGGGCTGTCTGCTGGCAGGCCATACCCAGTTACCAGTGCCGAATCCCGGCAGGGAGATAGTGACAACCCGGTCATTAACATCGATGTTGATCGGCTGCACGTTGTAGCCGATCACGGTTGCAGACTCGAGGACAGCGGCGCAGACGTCAGTCCACACAACGAGTTGTACCCCGGCAGGCACAGCGCCCCGGAAGTCAAAGGTGCTGGATGCGCCACTGTTCAGGTTTACCTCGCTGCGGTCAATCCGCCGGACGAACTGCAGCGGCGCGGCATCACCAACGTTTATCGCCTTGCCCGACGAGGAGAACACCTGCAGGCCGAAATCACTCATTTCAGGTACCCCAGTTTGATTTTGATATTGCCTGCCCCGTCGTAACAGGCGATCAGGTTATTGGTGATCATCAGGCGCCCGCTGCCTGAAATGGACCCGTTAACCTCAAACGACCCGTCGGCAGACATCATCGTTCCGGTCTGTCGGGGAATATAGTTGGCTGAATACCAGCTGCCGATTTTTGCGAGCGTGATGGAGGCATAGTCAATCAGAGCCTCGTTCAGGAATACCTGGCCGTTTTTAATCGCCATCGCCAGCTTCATGCTGCCGTTGTACGGGTTATAGAAGCCCATGGTATTGGCGCTGACCAGGAAATAGCTCTGCACGTTTCCGCCGTTCCCTTCAACCCCGAGCTGCATGCCCGCCACATAGGTCTGGCCGTTGCTGTCCACCTGTACCTTTGCACCCCACTGTGCAGAGAGCTTGCCGTTGAGATCGGCGTAGGCGCTGGATACCTGCTGCACAGCCGCGCTGTTTTCATCTGCTACTGCCGTCAGCTGCTCAAATTTCTCGGCATAGGCTGAATCATTGGTCAGGATCAGCGTATCAATGCGCAGAATTTCAGCCGAAACCTTGCCGTCCTGTTTGCGGCGGCGCTGCACATCAGCATCGTTTGCAAGGGCGTTTTCGATAATAGCGTCGGTACTGGTATCAATTACCCGCTCAAGGTTCCGGAAAGCCTCAGAGCCGCTTATTTCCTTCGCTATCTGATCCAGTAAATCGCCGGTATCCGTGGTGCAGACTGCGGCCACTTCAACGAACGCTGACGCGCCAAAAGCGTTTATGGTGCGGATGTACCAGTAATAGGTGTGGTCGATCTGCAACTCGTTACTGGTCCACATTGCACCCATGCCGGCGCGGCTGGCATTTGCCTCAACGGTTGCGGTGGAGGCGTCAGCTAGTCGGGTTTCGCCGCTGGTCCAGAAATCGAACTGCGTGGAGACATTAGTGATTTCTGCCAGGCGCGGGATCAGCGTGATGGCAAAATAGCCCTGCTCCACGTCCACTTTGTTCGGTGGCGGGGGCGCCTCGATGCTGAATTCGAGATATGCCTCCGGCGAGTGGCCGCCCGTGTAGCTCACCGCGACCACATGCGCGGTATAGGTATCCCGCAACAGTCCGGTGAGACGCGTGAACGAACCAGGCACCTGAATGGACAGCACCGGCACACCGTCGCGGCGGATAATTACCTGGTTATAGGCCACCTGCCCGACGTTCTGCCACGACAGCACACCCTGCACCACCTGGCCGATTTCCTCGACCGTATAGCGCAGGTTCTGCGGCTGCGCGGCACCGCCCGGTGAAAGCTGGGTGAAGTCCGGGCGGGTGATGGGTTTGCCGATGGCGTCACCCCAGACGTCCGCCGTTTCCTGCTTCAGCGTCAGCTGCACGCCGTTCTGCACGCCGAATTTCCAGTCGGTGACGCGCATTTCCACGTCCACGATACCGAGCGAGGGGAAATTCACCTTTACGTACATGCCCGGACGGTAGCGGTACCCGCTGAGGTTCAGCGGCACGTTCATGGTGCGGGAAATACGGGTGCGCTTGAGCCTGATATCCGCCAGGCGCTGCGCCTGAAACTCGCTGGTCACAAAGCGCAGCTTCAGATCCTGGCTGATTTCCACACTATCCTCGGTAACCCACTCAGAAACGGAAACCGCCGGGAAGTCCACTTCGGCGTCGTTCTGCTGCGGATCGATAAAGGTGCCGTTGATGGTGTTCACACGTTCGGACTGCGACACCTCCGGCATAATTTCTATATCGCCGGCGATCTGGCTTTCAGTGATAACTTCCGTGGCGGGACCGTAATAGGCGCCGACCAGTATCCCGTGTTTTCCGCCGACATACGTCGGCTCCCCGGCGCAGGCGGCCAGCATCGCATCAAGAATGCTTGCCTTGTTCTCCGACAGGTCAAATTCGCCGTTCAGCGTATACCGCCGCTCCATGGTACCGTCGGCGCGGCTTACCAGCTCGTCGCTAATATTGGCCGCCTCCTGGAACTGATCGAAGTTGATTTCGCTGTCCGGCACTTTCAGGTAGCTGCGGTAATAGTC